CCCCTCGCGCGTGGACCGTCAGGCCTCTCGCATCACGCACCGGCGAGTGGACGGACTGATCGTGCTCAGACCCTGGCTCACACGCGGAGCCCGATCGGCACGGCCCGCTGCGTGCATGATCGAGAGCGCGTCGAGGCGGGGTGATCCAGGTGGGAATTCAGGGAGACCTTGGAGAGGGGGGCCGGGGGGAATAGAGTTGGTGAAGGTGTTGATCAGGTGCCACGCGTCTCGTCTGGGTGAAAAAATGCTGTCTGATAAAAAAATCTGGCCTCAGACAAGAGGGTCGTGCGGGCAGGGGTCTCGCATGGTCAGCGTGTGAGCGGTGAGGGGACGCACCAAGGAGGGCATCATGCGAATGGGACTGATGCGGGGGCTGGTGGTGGGGCGTGTGCGGGTCTGTGGACTGGCAGAGGCGCAGCGTCTCAGTGCGCGGGTGGAGGCGGCGCGGCGTGAGTCGAATCAGGCGGTCGCGGAGGCGTGTCCTGACGCGGGGCGACCGTGGCAGGCGCGAGAGGAGCGGATCCAGGCGTGGGGGAGGGATCTGCAGACGCGACCGTGTCACCAGGCGCCCGCGCAGGCCTGGCAGCCGGTGGCCCCGGTCGGGCCTGGGGAGGGAGTGGGCCGTCGGCGACGGACCTGGGTGACGGTGGGCGGGGGGAGTCCCTGGGTGACGCGCGGTGAGTAACGCACGATGAGCCCCCCCCCGAACGCGCAGACCGAGATGCGGCGGTGGGTGCAGGAGCCGCTGTACTGGGCGAAGAAGGTGAGTGGGGAGGGGTTTGATCCCTGGTCGGGGCAGGTCCAGCTCTGGGAGGCGTATGGGCAGGTGCTCAATGCCAAGTTGAAGCGGTATCAGGGGGCGACGCTGACCGAGGCGGAGCAGGTCCTGGCCGGGAAGATGGGGATTTCGGTGATGGCGGGGCAGGGGTTGGGGAAGGAACGGACCCTGGCCTTGATGCTGCTGCATTATCTGTTTGTGTTGTCGGTGTATCAGGTGAAAGGGGTGGTGACGGCCCCGGCCGGTCCGACGTTGTTTTCGACGTTGTGGCCGGAGTTTGAAAAGGTGATTCGCAGCAGTCCGGTCCTCGCCGCGTCGTTTGAGAAGAATGCGAAGCGGATTTACTTGACGGAGGATGGGGCGAAGGGGAATTTCTGCCGGATTGAACCCCGGACGATTCAAGCGAACAGTTCCTCCGACGATCAAGCCGTGACCTTGGCGGGGATTCACGCGCTCGGCGTGTTTTACGGGGTGACGGAAGCCTCGGGCGTCCCGGAAGCGGTGTTTAAGCCGCTCCAAGGCGGGCTCACCGATCCGCTGTCGCTGATTGTGCTGATTTTCAACCCCACGCGCCGCACGGGCTTTGCCGCCGACAGTCAGGCGGCGCATCGACGGGATTGGGTCTGTCTCCAGTGGTCAGGGCGCACGCTCAAAGCGGAGAAACAGGCCGAGCCGGGGCGGTTCGGCTGGTTCAATGCGGAGGCGCAAGACATCCTCATTCGGAAGTTCGGGACGGACTCCGACTTTGTGCGGGTGCGGGTGGACGGACTGCCGCCCCGGCAAGCCTCGGATACGCTCATCGGCTATGAAGACGTGCTGGCGGCGACGGAGCGCGTGGTCGAGACCCACGACGGCGATCCGGTCGAGATTGCGGTCGATGTGGCGGGCGCCGACGGCGGCGATCAGTCGATTGTCCTGACCTTACGCGGCCCACGCCTCGTCTCCCTCGTGTCCTGGCAGAACAAAAAGACCTACGAACTGGCCGAATTGGTCGCGTCTCAAGTGAAAACCGAAGTGATGAACCTGCCGGCCGGCACCCAAGTCGTCGTGGGCGTCGATAGTATCGGCATGGGGCGCGGGGTGTTTGAGAATTTGGCGGATGTGCAGCGCGTGCCGTCGGTGTCGGGCGTCGATGTGAGTGAACAGGCGCTGGACCCGACCCGCTTTCATCGCCTGCGCGATCAGCTGTATTGGGAACTCCGTGAAGCCTTTGTCGAAACCCGCACCATTTCGCTGCGCCTGGTGGATCCGCGTGACCCTGACCGGATCGTGCTCGATGACGAACTGATCGGCCAGCTCACGTCCATCAAATGGGCGGAAGTGGGGGGCAAAATCAAGATCCAAGGCAAGGGCAGCAGCTCCGGCATCCCCAACTGTCCCCCGCTCGCCACCTCGCCCGATAAAATGGACGCCCTCGCCATCGCCTGGTTCCTGTACCGCCATCGCTGTTCCCGGATGCCCGCGTCCCAGCGCCGACTCCGGTCCCATCGCGCCCGTCCCGTCTCCTGGCGAGCCCTCTAAGACACATCACGCGACCAATCGGTAACACGGTTCTCCTCTTGTTACCTTTTCGTAACAAATATACTTGACACGTCCTCTCTCGGTAGCGTAGATGTTCCGTTGTGAATACCTACGGCACGGCGTTTCCGGTCACGACCGGCAGTGACGAGCTGGACTTTCTCCTGACCACGGCCCGCCAAGGGGACGAGCAGGAGAATCTGCGCCGCCTGCAACGCTTCATGATCGAAGCGATCACGCATCCCGTGCGCCAACGGTACGAAGCGGAATCCTCCCTCAACTACCAATATATCGAAAACGAGTTTTATACCGACGCGGAACTGGCGGAGTTTGCGCAGCGCGGCCAAGCGCCCACGCAGCGGAACGAAATCGCGCCCATTCTCGAACGCCTCGCGGGCCAATTCATTCAAACGCGCCAAGTCGCCACCTTCCTCGGTCGCAATACCCCTGCCGATGACGGACTCTCGACGGTCGCGCAAGACTATCTCCGCTGGTCCGATCAACAGAACCACTATGAATTTGAGGAACAAGACCTGGCCTGGGATGGCTTAGTCGGCGGCGTGGGCTGGCTGAAATCCTACATCACCACGAACGAGATGGGCCAGAAGGTCGAGAAGACCCGCCATCTCAATCCCTATCACGTCTTCAAAGATCCGTATAGCGTGCGCTACGACCCGAACGACGATGCCAAGTATGTGGGCGAAGGCTCCTGGATGGACCTGGAGGACTTGATCGCGCTCTTTCCTGAGAAGGCCGACGCGATTCGGACCTTTCCCGCGGGGCCGATGGGCCACGGCTGGTACGGGGCCAGTCAGATTGCGCCGTCCTTACAAAACGAAGCCCTCTCGGCGTCGATCTACTCGCTCTCCTACGCGATCACGCAGGCCCGGAAACGCTGCCGCCCCTTCGAGGTCTGGTACAAGCGCAAGGTGCGCGTCTATCACCTCTTCCGCCCTGATGGGTTGCTCGCCATCCCGGTCCCGCTCGATTCGGTGCAGGCCCAAGCGATCGTGAAGGAATTGGGCTCGACGCTGATTGCCAAGCCGACCTTTCAGGACCGGATGTATACCGGCGTGTTCCTGGGCGACCTCCTGATTCATCACGATGTCTCCGAGCATTGGACCAACCTGTTTCCCTACACGCCCTTCTATTCGGGCCTGCGCAAAAATGGCGGGCCGTTGCCGCTCTCCAGCCGCCTCGTGCCGATCAATGACGCGATCAATAAGCGGGAGAGTAAAGCCCTCTCGTTGATGACGAATAACAAGATCGTCTATGAAAAGAGCGCGATCGAGGACGTGGACGCGGCGCAAGAAGAGAACGCCCGACCCGATGGGGCGGTCGAGGTGCGGGACGGGGCGCTCTCCCAAGGGAAGGTGGTGTTTCAACAGAACTTGGAAATGGGGCAGGCGCAGATGCTCCTGCTCCAAGAAGATAAAGACGCGATCCGGCGCGTGTCGGGGCAAGGGAACGAAGCGATGGGGATGCCGTCGGAAGTCCGGTCCGGCACCGGCATTGCCCGGAAGCAGATGATGAGCAATCTCATCGTGACGCCCGTCCAAAACAATCTGCGCCGGACGCGCCTGATGAAGGCCCGACTCTCGTTTGCCTATATGAAGCAGTACTTGACGGAAGAAATGACGTTCCAGATTACCGATGATCCCCGCGCCGTGCAGACGGTGCAGATCACGCAGGGGCATCTGTATGCGTTGAAGAATTATACCTACGATCTCGTCATTACGGAGATGAAGGACTATGCGGTCTTGCGCGAACAGCAAGCGGAAATGCTGCTGACCGTGCTCCCGCAGCTCGCCGCGCTCGGTCCTGGCATGGTGAAGCTCGGCATTCAAATGACGGAGTTCCGCGACAAGGAGCAGCTCATGGCGATGGTGGATCAGGCCTCGCAGAAAGGCCCAGAGCCGCCAAAGATGAGCCTGGCCATGACATGGGCAGACCTGACGCCGGAGATGCAAGCGTACTACGCGCTCACGGCGCTCCAAAGCCCCGAACTCGCGCAAGCGATTATGCAGAAAGGGGCCGACCCGGCCTATCTGGCGAAACTCAAAGCCGAAGTGGCGCAAACCCATGTGCGAGAAGGCACGCGCGCCCAAATGGAACGCGGACGGATTGATTTTGACGCCATGGCGACCGCGATGGAGGGACGCCTCATGGCTGCGAAGCTGTTACAACCCTCAACCCCTGTGCCTCCCGCACAGGAAGGAGCCCCTGTATGAGTACGGCAACCATTCCCGCTGGAACGCCTCCCGTGACGCCCATCGCCGCCGATCTGACCTCGATCTTCTATGGCGCGGACACGACTCAGGCGACTCCGGCACCTGTTCAGCCCCCGGTGGTGTCAGACCCAGGAACTCCCGCCACGCCCCAGGCGTCTGCGGTCTCCCCTGACACGACGAAACCCGTTGAGTCTCCCGTGGGCACGGAGACGAAAGAGAAGCCTGCCGACGACAAAGGCCACGTCGCGGCGGCCCGACGATTGGGGCAGGAAGTGGCCAGTCTGAAGCAGGAGACCGCTCGCCTCGCGGAAGAGAACCGGATTCTCAAAGCGAAAGCGGACGGCACGTATGAAGAGCCCCAGGCCCCCACGTCAGAGCAGGTCGAAGCCCGTGCAGAGTTTCGCGGGCGTGAAACGGCCAGCCGTGCGGTGGCTGACGGACTCTTTGGTGCGGAGGTTGTGAAGACCCGTATCTACGATGAAGGGTCGGAGTATCAGCAGCTCATTACGGAGCAGCCGTGGCTGCATGCCCGTGTGGTGAAAGCGGCGCAACCAGCCGTCGAAGCAATGCGGGTGTTGAATGAACAGGCGTTTCTGGCCCAGTACGGTACCGATGCCACCCAATGGGTGAGCAAAATCGAAGCCGAGCTGACGCCGAAACTGTTAGAGAAATTCAAAACACAGGCGGCGACTCCGATGACAGGACACGCCGCGCCCACCGTGACGGAAGCACGGGGCGCAGGCGGGTCGGCACGGGAACGCTCATTGGAAGAGACGTTCTACGGGAAGACACGCGCTGCCTCATGAAAGGATAGACCATGGCGACGATAGGCACCACCACGCTCAGTCTGAACGATTGGGCCAAACGCATCGATCCGAACGGCAAGACCCCGATGATTGCCGAACTGTTGTCTCAGCACAACGAAATCCTCACCGATATGCAATGGCTCGAAGGCAATTTGCCCACTGGCCATCGCACGACCGTTCGCACCGGACTGCCCACGGTGGCCTGGCGGTTATTGAACGGCGGCGTCGCCACCAGCAAGTCCACGACCGCGCAGCTCGATGAGCAATGCGGGATGTTGGAAGCCTGGAGCGAAGTCGATCGAGACTTGGCAGAACTCAATGGGAACGTGAGTGCGTTTCGGTTGTCGGAAGCCTCGGCCTTTATCGAGGCGATGAACCAGGAAATGGCGCAGACGTTGTTCTACGGGAACAGCGGGACCGCGCCGGAGGAGTTTACAGGGCTCGCGCCACGGTACAGCGCCATTGCCGGGGCCAATAACGGCTCACATGTGCTCACCGGCTCTGGGGCAGGGTCGGACAACAGCTCCGTCTGGCTCGTGGTCTGGGGACCGCAGACCGTCCACGGCATCTATCCCAAGGGCAGCACGGCGGGACTGATGCACGAGGATCTCGGCCTCTCCGTCATTGAAAGTGCGAACGGGATCGGCACGGGCACGCGCATGCGGGCGTATCGGGACCACTGGCAGTGGAAGTGCGGGATTGCGCTCCGCGATTGGCGCTATGCCGTGCGGATCTGCAACATCGACATTTCTAACCTCGTGGCGAAGAGTTCGGCGGCAGACTTGATCGAATTGATGATTAAGGCCATTCACCGGATTCCCGCGCTCACGATGGGCAAACCCGTGTTCTACATGAATCGCACCGTGTTCCAAATGCTGGATATTCAGCGCCGGGACGATGTGATTACGGGCGGCGGGTTGACCTATGCCGATGTGGACGGGGTGAGTACCGCGCTATTCCGTGGGATTCCCGTGCGGAAGTGCGATGCCCTGTTGGAGACGGAGAGCACTATAAGTTGATTCGCTATACTAACGAACTCTAAGTCCTGCATGGACTGGCAACTCATAACGAAAGGACGACCATTATGTTTCTGGATGTACAAACACAATTCTCGGATGCGCAGGCCGTGACCGTCGATGCCGTGGGCACGAACGTCATTGATCTGTTGCAGGATCGGGCCATTGGCGAAGGCGAACCGATGGCGGTGTATTTCCAAGTGGATGTAGCGGCGGACCGAACCACGGGCGACGAAGATTATACCTTCGACGTGGAGTTTGCCTCGGATGCCGCGCAGACCACGGCCCGCAAGCTGATTGGGCGGCGAATCTTTGAGTCAGGGACGCCCACGGCCCCGGCGGAAGATGCCAACCTCTTGGTGGCGGGGTTTATCTTCGCCATTCCGGTTCCTCCAACGACCACGAGCGAAAGCGAGCGGTTCTTGGGGATTCGGTACGATGTGACCGGCACCACGCCGACCATCACCGTGACCGCGTGGCTTGCGCCACGGTCGATGGGCGAAGTGGGCAAGACCAGCTACGCCAAGGGCTATGTTATCAGCTGAGAGTGATTAGCAGGATGGTGGCGTGGTGAGCGCGCTCGCCACGTCCCATCCCAATTTACGAATGGGGACGAACAGAGGAAGGATGAGACTATGGCATTAACCCCAAAAGTAACAATGGTGCCGGTGCAACGGCAAGCCTATACGCAAACATACAGCACGGCGACCAGGACACATGCCACTCCCACCGCAGCGGCCCTCACCGTCACTGACGGCGTTGGCACGAACGACGGGACCATTGGGGCCATTACGGGCGATGCGTCCGTGATTGCGGCGGTACAGGAATTGGCGGCGCAGATCAACAAGTTGGTCACCGATTTAGCCAATACGAAACAGGTGCTCAATAATGTGATCGACGATCTCCAGGCCATGGGTACGATGCAATAATAGGAAGCTGTCGCAACTACTGATTTACACCGAGGAGGCTTTATGGGCGTCTTAGTCCGTGCGAAAACACCGAACGGCAAAGTCTTTGGCAGCGACGAGCGCAAGGCGGTGGGCTATTACGATCTCAAGCGGCGCTACGACGGCGACGAATTTGAGTTGAGCCAGGAGCAGCATTTCTCCGAGACCTGGATGGAACGGATTGGTCCCATCATCGAGCATGACCCCGTAGTTTTGGCCGCAAAGGCGGTGAAGCAGGACCTGGGCCGGGCGCATATGCAGACGATGAAAGCGGTCATAGGTGGCGACTAAGAGGAGGGGACATCATGGCGAGTGTGGTTGAGACGTTAGCACAAGAATTGGAGCGCCTGCTGCCGCTCGCCAAGGCGCTGGCCGAGGTCGAGAAGCGTGAAGCCGTGGCGCAACGGGCCTGTCGTGATGCCGAAGCGAAACGGGAGCGTGTTGAGAAGGCGGCGGTGGACGCGCAACGTTCTGCGACAGAGGCGATTACGCAGGCACAGATCGACGTGCAGGAGAAAACGATGGCGTTCAAAGCGGAGCTGGTCACACGCCATGCGGAACTCTCAAGAGACTATGAGGCGCTCAAGGCGGAGAGCAAGGCGGCGCGATTCCGCGAGCAGGAGGACGTGCGAAGCCATAAGGAGACGCTTCGAGATATTCAGTCAGCGATTGGACGAGCACGGACAGAATTCACTGACATACAGAGTCGTCTCGCACAGGCAAAAGAGGCCTATGCGAAGGCGTTGACTGGCGTGACGGTCTAGGCGCGCATCGGTTCGTAGTCTCACCATGTAAACGCAGGAGTTCGCAATGGCCAACCTTACCTTCAACATCGCCCACGGGCAAGTGAAACAGTATTTCATCAATGTCGATACGGGTGCACCGGCCAACTCGCGCATCATCGTGGTGCCGATTGAAACGACGGGCCTCGAAGCCGACGCGACGATCAGAGACCATAACGATCTCTCCGCCTTGCTGGCTGGCACGTCGAATGAACAAACGACGATGGGGCGCAAGACCGTGGCCGCAGCGGATATCACGGTGACGGTGGATGACACGAACGAACGGCTTGATATCGATATCGCGGATATCATCTGGACTGCCGCCACCGGGAATGCGATCAGCGCCCTGGTATTCTGTTATGACCCTGACAATACGGTGGGGACGGATGCGGACCTGATTCCGCTGCTGAAGGCAGACTTTGTCGTGACCCCTGATGGAAGTGATATTCAGGCGACGATCAACGCCGCTGGACTCTTTCGGGCGAGCAACTAATGCCGGTCCCGAACGCGGTGAGAAAAGAGCTCAACGCCTTGCTCGATGTCGCCTGGGACGACTGGGTGAGTGGGAAGGCCGTGTCCGTATCGGCACGAGTGGATGACGGGCGGGAGGACAAGGTGAACGCGCTCCTCGCCTTACGAAAGATTCGGCTCAGCACCACGCCTGATGGTGACACCTTGCGCCTTGAACTGGTTCGACCCAAACGCTGATGGCGACTCGCTCAAAAACTGTGTGGTACGCGGCGCAACTCGTCGCCGATGTGGTGGATAATACCCTCACGTCTTTAGGGACGATCACCGTCTATACCGAGAACAGCAGCCGCGTGTTCAAGTCCTGCTTGGTCTGGACGCACTTTGAGGACATCGTGACGGCCACAGGTGGCACCATTACGCAACATGCCTGTTCCGTCAGTGTCAATGCGGCCACGGCGACCACCACGTCGGAGACGGACGATATCGCCAATACGGGTGAGAATATCAGCGGCGTGCTCGGCCCGTGGGATTTCACCTCGCACTTCACCACGAACTATCCCGCTGCCGATGCCTCCTCCGTCGCCATCAGTGTCCTCTGGGACCAGAGCACCGGCACCACGTTGAACATGCGAAACTGCTCCGCCTTGCTGTGTATCACCTACGAATATGACGACACGGCGGCGACCCAGTATCAGACCGCAATCATCCCGCTGGAAAGCACCACGGGAGTCCTCGCGACGACGGAGACGGAAATCGGGACCAACCAGATCCCGCAACTCACGGGCACGGGCGGCTATTTGGAGAATGTGGCAGGCGTGATCGTGCGGCAGCAGTTCTTCGTGATCGAGAGCAACGATGAATCGAATGCGAGCGTGACGGACTACACGCTGAACGTGCGCATCGACACGGGCACCACGCATACCTATGGCGTGACGGGAAAGGCCCTGGGGTCAGATTGTTTCAAGCGTCGCATCCATATCGAAGCCCCAGCCACGACGGCGGTCCATGCGTTCAAGATGTGGACGACGGGCCTCGCGTCGTGTGGCCCACACGCGGTCTGCATGTACGTGAGCTATCAGTTCACCGTGAGTGGGACGACGAGCTTTTTGAATTCCGTGCAGATTCCGTTTCAGATGAATGCGTCTCCCATGCAAGGCACGGCAAGCACCACGGCGGATCGCATCTCATTGGATCTGTACGTCGAGGAGCCGACGACGATCACCTTGCGGCAGAGCGCGTACAAACTGACATGGGTGTCTGGGAATGGCGCACAAGTCTCGGTCCTCACACGGGCAGGGGCACAAGCGTTTCGTACCTACACTGGCAATGCGTCTGTGGTCTGTGGGGGGGAGTGCCTGCAACAGCGCGTGGATTCCGGGTCGGCACAGGGCGCAGGCATGACGCTGGCGCGTGGCAAGAACACCATCACCATTGACCTCTATCGGACTGATACCTCGGACTTAGGATGGATCCCCACCGGGATCGTGTACCTCAATTATACGAGTGGCGTCTCCTCGCAGGGGATTGGGGCGCATAAGCAAACACGGGTGCACCTGCTCGCGCCATGGGACGGGCTGGTTGTCGTACAACGGACGGTGAGTGCACCGGCCCTCTCCATCCCAGAGGCGAATGTCTGGATTGATGCGATAGGTAGCATACTATTTCTATGGGTTGCCGGGGGCCCCGATAGTTTCACTGTGCTGGCACAGGTGAACTCTGGCGAAGCCCAGGGCGACGGGTGGCGAACCCTGGATACCGCACAGCTAGTCAAAGACGCAGAAATTGGGGTCTACTTTTATCATCTAAACGCGTCGGCGCACTTTTTGCGATACACGGGCGATTCTGATGCGACGCGCTTGCCTATCGAAGTCGCACGAGAATATCAAATATCTGGAACGGGTATTAAAGCGATTGGGGCGGTGATCTACCTCACCTACCACGCGATCACCTTCACGGTGGGGGGCGATATCACGGGCAGCGCAGGCGGGACCGTCAACATTGAGGCGCATCGCAGCGATACGGACGAAAAGATCGGGAGTACGTCGCGGGTGGGGAACGGGGCCTACACGATCCCCTGGTATGACAATACGATTGCCTGCTACACGCAGGCGCGTGAAGATGGCACGCACATCGGACGGTCCAACGATCTCACGCCTACGGGGAGTGCCTAATGGCCGATGGCGATATAGCCCTTAGAGATAACGGGACACCAGACGGAGATATTAAGCTCTCCGCGAGCGGGCAGACGATTGCTGTGGGGCTGATTACTGAGATCTCCACGGTTCAAGCGCTTACCAAAGTCAAGATTCGCACAGTCGGTCTGATTACCGAGACCAGCATCGTTCAGGCGATCACCGTTCGCAAGATCCTTGCGGTCGGGCTCATCATCGAAGTCAGTACCGTGCAGGTGGTCGCTTGGGCGCCGAAGCATCGGCTCGTCAATCAAATCCTTGAAGTCAGCACGGTCCAGCCACTCACAAAACAAAAAATCAAGGCCGTCGCGCAGATCACGGAAATCAGTGTCGTTCAGAGTCTGACCGTGCTCAAGCAGAAGTCGCTCACGCAGATCACGGAAATTGAACTCATCCAGGCACTGACCGCACGCAAGATTAAAGCCCTTAGCCAAGTCACCGAACTAAGCGTGGTGCAGGCGCTCACGGCGATCAAGCGCGTGGCCATCGCGCAGATCGTAGAAACGTCGCTTGTGCAGGCCCTCACGGTACGGAAAATTCGAGCGGTCGGGCCCATCACGGAAATCAGCGTCGTCCATCAGATTTCGCAAGGTGCGACGATCGTACCCGTCGGGCAAGTGATCGAGACCAGCCTGGTGCAGGCGTTGACGATCAAAAAGATCAAGACACTGGGCGTGGTGCTTGAAACCAGTCTGGTCCACGCCCTGAATCGAACGAAGATCAAAACGGTCGATCAAGTCTTAGAACTCAGTCTTGTGCATGGGCTGGCCTGGGCACCGAAACATCGGCTGGTCAATCAAATTACGGAAACCGAGGTTGTTCACGCCATAACAAGAGGCGGAGTTGTTGTGGGGGTGGCGAGTCGGCATCAAGTTAGTATCGCGCTGGGGATCAGGATCGGCTAAATGTCATCAAAGATGTACGATAAGGACTATACGGCGGCGTCAGGATCAGCCGAAGCCGTCACGCCAAACGATGGCACCGATCTTCCGCGTGGGTGTCGAGCGCTCTATGTGGGAGGCGCGGGGACGATTGTGGTCATGCTTGATAAAGATAGCGCGTCGGTCACGTTGGTTGGAGTCGTCGCAGGATCAGTCCTTCCGATTCGGGCCAAGCGGGTCTTTGCAACGGGCACGACGGCCACCAGTCTTGTGGCCTTGTATTAACGGAGTCTGATTATGCCACCAGGCACCACCGCAAATTTCACGATCACACGCGATAAGCTGATCGAGATGGCGCACAAGATGATCGGCGTCCTTGAGCCAGGGCAAGGCCTCGATAGCGAGCAGCTCCAGGACGGCATTCAAGTGCTCGGCATGATCGTGCGAGAGACGGACGTGTCGGGCAAGTGGCTCTGGACGATTGATGCCTCCTCGCCGCTCACGCTCGCCGCCGCGACCCATCGCTATACGTCCACGAACGGACTGCCCTCGACCATCGCCGAACTAGTCACCGTCAAATATCGTAATGCGTTGGGGCAGGATGTGCCGGTGAAGATTCTCAAGGCCGAGCAGTATGAAGCGATTGCAGAAAAGATGCGGGTCGGCATTCCTGAATGTGCGTACCTCACGGAACATCGAGACCTGGCGAGCCGTGTGTTGTTTCTCTATCCCATGCTGGCGACCGTCGCGACGGGTTCGGTGGTCACGGGGACCGATGCGCTCGTCTACAAGTGCATCTATCCCCATGTGGCCGCTGCCGTCACACAGCCGATTACCGGCGCGAACTATCCGATGTCCTGGGCACTGGGCGGCAGTGGTCCATCGGCCTGGGCCTCTGGGACCAGCTATACCTGTACCGAGCAGATGCGTCTCACGTTCCGGCGTCCCTTGTTCGACTTCGATACCGCAGCCGATACGCCAGACTTCCCGCTCGAATGGCCGCGCACCATCGTCTACAAGCTGGCGTTCGATTTAGGCGATCTCTACGGGATTCCACTAGAGGAGCGTCGGCACATGATTCAGAAGGCGAAGGGAGCTTTTGACGATTTGTTCGTGAACGTGAAGGCGAAGAGTAAGGATATCCATAACAAGACCTTATTCTATTGAATTATGCGTGGAGATACATTTGGGAGCGAAATAGATGGCTGACTGGCACAACATTCCGCTGATCCAGCCTCCGAACGAGAGCGTGGAAGACATGGAAGTCGATCAATCAGCCGCGACGATTGTGGATGCCGTGCCGGTGGTGGTGGAAGGCACCTTGCATCTGATGAAGCGCCCTGGCCTCACGGACTATATCGACTTGAGCACGGCGCTCCCGCTCGACGGTCTGCACTGGGCTGACCGGCAGCATGTCGCGCTGTCAGTGAGTCAAGGGCGCGTGTGGAAGATCACCGATGCGACCGGCACAAAGACGGAACTGACCGGCTCAACAGCGCTCCTCCAAGGGGCACCCGTCACGTTTGCGGGGGACGCCACACGCATGGTCATGGCGAACGGCGGCAACATGGTCTACACCGATTATTCCACGCTGACCACGATGGCCGATGTGGATGCGCCGAATACGGTGTCGCATGTGGCGCAGGTCGATCAATATCTCTTAGCGAATGATGTGGGCACGGGGACGGTGCAGTTCTCGGCCATTAACGATCTCACGAACTGGACGGCGTTGGACTTCTTCTCGGCTGAATCAAATCCTGACGAGTGTGTCGCGATGAAAGTGGCGTTTCGAGAAATCATTGCGTTAGGCCGCGAATCGGTGGAATTCTGGGTGAATGATGGCGTCACGCCGTTTTCGAGGATTCCAGGATCGGCGCAGCCGTTCGGCACCTCTGCGCCCTACAGCTTGGCGCTTGCGGGCAAGCTCTGGATGTGGCTGGACCATAACCGGCGCTTTGCCACAATGAACGGGCGAGAAGTGGTGAACGTCTCGACCCCCTACGATCGTGTGATTCAGCGGTATGTGTCGGTCGATGATGCGGTGGGGTATTCGCTCTCGGTCGATGGCTTGCCGCTCTACATTCTGAACTTCCCGACCGCCCGTGAGACCTTGGCGTATAACTACGAAACGCAGCAATGGCATAAGTGGGGCTACTGGGATAGCGCGCGCGGGATTTATGAGCGGTATCGTGGGCTCTCCTACTGTTATGCCCGTGCCTGGAACAAGCATCTCGTCGGCGATTACGCCAACGGGAAAATCTACACGGCGAGTCGCACGGTGTTTACCGATAGCGGCAATCCCATTCGGAGCTTGCTCAGGACCGGCCACATTTCGCACGGGGTGGCGTTTACCAAACGCTCTGACATTGTGCGACTTCGAGCCAAGCGCGGGGCAGGCAATGCCGCCGTGGCTGATCCGCAAGTGATGCTGCGGCGGCGGATCAATAACAAAGCGACCTGGACCAATGAACGGTGGAAGAGCCTCGGACAAGTGGGACAGCATGAGCCGTTCATCGACTGGCGGAGGAACGGGATCTATAAAACGTGTCAATATGAATTTTGTCACACAGATGATTCAGATTTCGTCATCAGTGGGGCATCAGAACTGATCGAACCATTGGGGCGGTAAATGTCGAAAGCCGTACGACAACCTCCCGCAGTCAGTGAGCAAAAGGATTTTCGTGCGCTGGAATCGTTCCATCAGTCGATTGAGGCGCAGTTGAAAATGGTGGGCTCGACCACGGTGGATCTGGCATCGCTGGCCGCAGGGGCCACAGATACGGTGACAGTGACAGTCCAGGGGGCCAGGCCGAATGTGGGACAGACCGTGCAAGTGGGGGTCTCGACCACATTGAATACCGGCTTACTGCTGTGGGGGATTGTGACGGCCAATGACACGGTGACGGTTTATCGGTACAATCGCACCGGGAGTGCGATTGATTCAGGAAGCGAGGTGTACTCTGTCAGAGTCATGCCATAGCCTCACGCAAGAAGTAGACACGGCCACGGTGAGTCGTGTGCCGATTGCGCCGATGGTGCGAGACGATGAGGCGCGCGCGGCGATTGTTGGCCTGCAATTGATGCTACGGAACATGATACAGGATGGCCTTGCCTCTGAACCGACCTGTCCGCTGGCCCATTGTTTTGCGCCTGGAGCCTATGCACGGTCGATCCTGATTCCAAAGGGGACGTTACTGGTAGGGAAAATTCATCGGCATGCCCACTTGAATATGTTGATGCACGGGACGGTGTCACTGGCGACGGAAGAAGGGCCTGCGGTCTTGCAGTCTCCGAAAGTGATGGTCTCCAAGGCGGGTACGAAACGGGTCGTGTTTGCCCATACGGATGTGATTTGGACCACCGTGCATCTGACGGAGCAGACCGACTTGGCACGCATTGAGGACGAGATTATCGTGAAGACCTATGAGGATTTTGACGCCATACAGGATGCGGACGTGTTGCAATTACTGCCGCATCTCAGGCGTGAGGAGGGGTTATGACATGGATGGCTGCTGCAATTGGTGGGAGTGCGGCATTGGGTATGGGGGGATCCATCTTCAGTGGCATCATGGGGGCGTCTGGGGCGAAAAAGTCAGCGGAGGCCCAGCGATACTCTGCCGATCTCGCGAGGAAAACCGCCCTAGAGTTGGATGAGAAGGCACGGGCCGATATTCAGCCATTCCGTGATCTGGGCGTATCGGCTGGTAAAACGCTCGGCTCATTACTATCTGGCAATCGTGGCCTCGACGAGGTGCTCAAGGAAAGCTCGCTGTTTAAGTTTCAGTCTGAACTCGGCACACGCGGGATCAATCGTGAATTGTCAGCGCGTGGGCTCTATGGGTCTGGCGCGGGGCTCGAATCGCTCTCCCGATTCAATGCCCAACTGGTCGGCGAAGAAGGGTCACGGCTGTTTGACCGCCTCTTCAACGTCACCGGCTTAGGGGCGAATGCCGCTGCGCATCAAGCCACGAATACGTCGGCAACGGGACGTGCGGTGGCGCAGAATGAAATCGCGGCAGGGCAAGGGATCGGGCAGGCCTATCTGAATCAAGGGGCCGCGCTGGGCAGTATCGGGACGGGCGTGGCGAATGCAGCTCAGGGCGGGCTCGGTGATTATCTCGGCTACAAGCTCAATGCGCCGCTGATTCAAAATCTGATGACCTCACGCCCACAGACAATTCGTGATCCAGTCTTTGACAGTACCGATACCGGCGGATTTTCGTTGACGAGCAGAGGATAGGGCATGGCGAATAAAAGCCTGGGAGACATGTTCAGCGATACAGGGCGCTTGGCGCTCGGCATTCGCCATCTCGATGTGCAAGAGGAACAGAACCGGCTCTATCGAGAGCGAAGCCTTATCAATGAGAAGAACGATAAACTGAACGTGCTCATGAAACTGGCCGACGATCCCGCGATTCGGGCGAATCCTGACCAGCTCGATGGGGTGTTGACTGTGGCGGGACAACTGGCGGGTGTGCCATCCATCTCTCGTGAGAGCCTGCGGGTGTCACGCACAGGCATTCAAGACATGCTCGCAGGGCTGGCTTCAAACGATCTGGCGAAGTCGCACGAAGGGCTCGTCAAAGCCTTTGTGACCTTTAAGCCCGATGACGCCGATCGTGTGATTAAAGCCGTCGAGAACGCGCCGCTCATGCAGGAACGGCTCTTGTCAGTGCAGGCGATGCGGCAATTGAATGAGCAGAAGTTTGCGCGGGTGCATGAATTGACGGCACAGATCGAAGCCGGGGAACGGCCCTTGACGCAAGCCGTCACGGATTTTAGCACGATTCTGCACGGCACGGACACGCCTGATTTTCGCTCTGTGGTGAAGGCGGCGAAGGTGTTGCAACGGCCCGATGGCACCTCGCGGGCCGATATTAGCGCCCTGGCCCAATCGCCACGCACGAAACTGTTTCAGAGCCAGGCCTTTCAGCAAGATGCGCAGGTGGCGTCTCAAGCCGCTGAACGACTGAATACCATTGCAGGTGAGACCGAAGCCGCGCTGGACGCTCATCGTAACGGGGCTGCGCTTCCGAAAGAGACGACGAAACAAGACTTGAACGCCAGGCTGAACGTGGCGGTGGCGCTCGGCGATGCCTACACCACGCTGGGCCAATGGGCCAACGATCCGTTCAATGGGGAGAAGCTCAAGGCGGCGAAGTCCGCAGAGAAAACGATCGTGGCGAAGCGGGCCGAGATTGAAGAACTCAAGAAAACCGAAGCGCGGACGCGCACGGAGATTGCCCAGGATTCGCTGACATTTCGGCAGTCGGAGGCGGGACAGAAGCATGTACGGCAGCAAGCGGTGGATAAGGCGCAAAACGAATTTGCGCAACTGCCAGCGGGCCAGCAAACACCCCAGCAGGCCGGGGCGATTGCCGCGAAGTATAGTACGGATAGTGTGAGCGTTGGGGCATCGGACGTGTTGCTCGGTATCAAGAATCCGAACAAGGCCCTGGTAGAAATTTATCAAAACTCACCAGGCGAACGGAAGGAGATCGCGGAAAAGCGTTCACAAATAGAATTGCTCACCGATGTTGAAGCGACCTTTAAGCCTGGCTACGTCGGCCCACTGGATGCCAAGTTTGGCAGGCTCAAATCGTACACAGGGCTGATTAGCGACGAAGAGGCGGAGTTTCGGTCTAGTGCGAAATTGCTCAGGACAGAACTACGCAAGTTTTTCTTTGGGCTCGCGCAATCGGGCATTGAAATTAAAGGCTCGCTTGAAGCGATCCCAGACCCTGATACGATGTCTGACAATCAATTTCAGGCGTCATTGCGTGTAACGAAGAAGAACGTACAAGAAGGACTTAAGCAGCAGCTTGCGGTAATGGAACAGTCTGGCGTGAAATCTCCGAAGCCCAAGCCACTTGACGAACGGTATGGAGAATTAAAGAAAACGATGAAAGGGGCGACGGAACGGGATATTTTTAATGCGCTGCGTGACGAGGGGTATCGATAATGCCTACGGATCTCGAACGGCGCTTTGCTGAGTTCAATGACCAGGCTGCGCGAGAAGGAAAGGCGGCAGACGAACGCTCTGTCGAAGAGCGATTCCGTGCTCATCAGGTAGAACAAGGACGGGGCGGCGTGATTCGCCAAGGCGAGCCACAGCTAAATTTCCCTGTGGGGGCCACGGTGGGCGGCATAGTTGGAGCGGGAACTGGCTTGGCAGTGACAGGTGGGAACCCGGTTGGGGCGATGGTAGGCGGGGCGGCAGGTGTAGCATTAGGAGAAGTGGCCCAACAGGGCTATGAACTCCTTAAAGACCCAGGTGCCGCGCCGCGTACCATTGGGGAATCAGTGGCTCGCATTGCCGAGCAGGAAGCCTATCAGTTGGCGGCCGAAGGCCTTGGACGACTGGGTGGCAAGCTCTTAGCGGGACGACGACTCGCGCCTGGGATTCCTGAATCTGTGACAGCGAATGAACGTCAAGCCATGACCTACATGACGCAGCGGGGCTATTCGCCAGGCTATCTCCCCGCAGAAGTAACCGAATCTCGCGGCCTCGATATTCTCCAAAACATTGCTGAGTACTCGCTCTTTGGTGGCGGGGCCATCAAGAAGTTTCGGGAGAAGCGCGACGCCGAAGTCTTTACCGATGTGGCGCAGCAACTCATTGGCGATCTGGGGCCAAAGATGACGGCGGATGAAGTGGGGCGGTCAGTGACGCAAGCGGTGGGGCGTGGTCTCGAAATGGAGAAGATCCCGATCGCGATGGAATACAACATGATTGAGCGTATGGCCGCACCAGATTATGTGCATGTGCCCACACGCATGAAAGTGACTAGAGAGACGGCTCCCATTGAGAAAACAGCGATTGACAAAGTGACGGTCCAGAAACGCACGGGCAAAGATGCGAACAAGGATGAGCAGTTGCAAGGCATGAAAGTACGGGTGACAGAGCAAGTCCTCCAAGTCGGTGAACAGTTGCAGCGGCTCAAGGTGATGACGGATTCCAGCGAATTTCAGATCTCTGGTGCGCGAATCAATCTGACGCCACTCAAAGAAGAGTTATCTGGTGCGCTCAGAGTGGCCAAGGAGGCTGGAGGGCTGGAAGACAAGGCGATGGGCAGCACGATGCTGCGGTTTCTGTCAGAGAAACCTGATGTGGTGAGCTACCCCGTGGCGAAACAGATCCGCACGGAATTGCGCACATTACGCGATGGATTGGCGAACAATCCTGAAACCAAGAACGCGCCAGCGATTGGATTAGCCGATAAGGCCTATGCGTCGATGACGAATCGCATCGAAGCGGGGCTCCATGAGTATGATCCATTCATTGCAGCACGCTGGAAAGATGTGAATTTCAGGGAAGCTGCTCGACAAGGGACGTTTAACAATGATCTGGTGCGGGCTTTGGTCCAGCATGCTGACAGGGCTGGCAGCGGAAAGCCGGAGGCCATTGTCGATCAGGTCTTTCAGCATAACAATATCAGCACCATTCAGAACGTGAAGAATGCCGTCGATGTGCCGACGTGGGACAAGATGCTGTCGTGGCATTGGCGCGATGTCTACGAGAAAACCGAAGGGAATGCCGCCTCAATGCGTGAAGCGTTCTTCGGGGCCAAGAGTGGGCTAGGTGAGAAGGAAATGGTGCAAGCGTATGGCCCAGAGCGTGTACAGCAGTACAGGCAATTCCTGAACGCCATGGAAACGGCACAAAAGCATGCTGCAGATAAGACGGGCACCATTTTTATCCAGTTGAAACAGCCTGGAGCGGTCATGCAACTCTCTGGCGCGGCCCTGGCTGGTCTTGGTCTGATTCAAGACGAAGTGGATATGACGCAAACGACTGCAGGCCTGGCCATCGTGATGGCTCCCAAGGTGCTCTCGCATCTCATGACGAATCCCGCGACGGCCAAATGGATTATTGAAGGCATGAAAATTCCCGCTGGCACGAAAGAGGCTGTCGCGTTGGCCTCGCGGATTCTGCCGCTGGCCTATCCACGCCTAGCGTCCACCATTGCTGAACCAGAACGGCCCGTCTCGAAAACTGGATTGCCGCCAATGCAACTGCAACCGATGGGGAATCAGCCGTGAGTACGTTTGCTCAGAGAGTTCAACTCGGCCCCCTCTTCACCACTGGCGTCATTCAAGGCGCGGCGAAGCTCTACCATTACGAGGCAGGCACCTCGACGCTCAAGAATATCTGGTCAGACCGTGGCATGACCACGCCGTTGGCTCAACCATTCCTGTCTGACGCGGATGGGATATGGAACCTGTTTGCTGATGGATTGTACAAAATTGTCCTATCCGCGTCTGACGACACCGTGCTGTATACGCTTGACAATTGGCAGCTCATCGACCGCACCGACCCGACGTTTGGAGAAGGCACGGTGATTTCGTCTGCTTCGACGATTGCAGTAGGGCCTGAGATTTTTGCCCATATCAGCGGCTCGACGAACATCTCGACTATTACTGGCACGATTCCCTTCTTCTGGGCGGTCTTCGATGGCACGCTTACACTGGTCCATTCATCCAGCTTGCTGTGTCCTGGCAGTGTGAACATGACGGTCAAGACCGGCGATGTGCTGTTCTTCTTAAATGACGGAAGCGGTGTCTGGCGCGTGGGTGGACAACTCGCCTCCTCGCTCCTCGTGGGGTCAGAGACGGTCCAGGTGACGGTCACGGATACGCGGACCAATACGGTCGATGTCCCATTTACCGTCACGTCGCAAACGACCGGCACGCCAGCGGCAGGCATCGGGACGGGGATTCTTGTGCAAGCAGAGAGCGCCGATGAAGCGCCGAGCAATTTCGGACAGATCGAGTTCGTGGCGTCGGATGTCGGCAGCGGGACCGAGGATACCTACTTCCAAGTCTGGCTACGGGTGGCTGGGGCAGCCTTGTCCGCTGCCTATCGTTTCGTGGCCACAACCGCCTTCAACGCCATCTTCACCCATGCCAATACCGCTGACAGAACGTATACCTTACCAAACGAGTCCACAACATTGGTCGGGACAACTGACACCGCGACGCTCACCAATAAAACATTGCAAGCATCGGCGGGTGCCTCACTGGTATGGATTGAGACGCTCGATATGTCGTCGGATAACATCTTTAACAGTCTGGGCTCCGCCTACGATGAGCATATCTTTCAGCTCATCTCGGTGACACCGGGCACGAACGCGCAAGACCTCCAAGTGACCTTTTCGACGGATAACGGATCGTCCTTTCTCGCCACGGGCTACTCGCATCATTATGCTGGCGCGGTGGCGGACACGAATGGCGATACGGATATTCCGATCATCGTGGGCATTGCCAGCGACACCATGATTGGAGGCGTCTACGGACACGTCCATCTGTACGAACCGCATTCGGCACGGAACAAAAAGATCAACTGGGATGTGGTAGGCCCGTCAGGAGTCAACCTCGCCTTTCGCGTGGCTGGGGCCGGGATCAATACGGCAAACGGCACGGCGGTGGACGCGATTAAATTTGCGTATGCCTCAGGGACGATTGTGGGCACGATTCGCCATTACGGGGTGAAAAATGCGTAGGCCGCTGATGTTCGCTGGGCTCCTCATGGTTCCCCTCCTGTTCGGTTTTGCGTTTGCCTGGACCTCTATTACCTATTGGGGCTTCGACGGCGTGACGCGCGCGAAAGAATGGGTGTCACCGGATGGCCGGATGAGTCTGCAAGGACAACTGCCGAACATCGGCACGGCGGTGGATTATTGGCCAACCGCGAGCACCCTCAAGCCAACGGAGCATTCCATTGCGGAGATCACGTTGAATCGTTGCCTGTGGAGTGACCCCTGCGTGGAACGGCTGAGCCTCTCCGCGATGGTCGATCAGACGGACGGCGGGGCCTACCGTGTCAGTATCGAGAAGGGAGGCACGGGACAGCATCGCCCGCTGCTCGTGTGTTTCGATAACGCCATTCCAGGCGGTGCGGCGGTGTGTCCGCTCAAGATCGATCCCACAGGCGTCTATATATGGACCAACGGTGGCTATACCCGCATGGGAGGACCGTAGATGGCCTCGACCGCCCAATTCAAGTTTTTCGGCCCGTTCTTCCAAGCAGGTGTGCTGGCAGGCTCCATCAAGCTATACCACTATGCCGCAGGGACCACGACCCTGAAGGACGCCTGGACGGATCGGGCAAAATCGACGACGGCGGCACAGCCTGTGGTCGGTGATGCGAACGGCATCGTCTCGGCCTACTTCGATGGCCTCTACAAGCTGGTGGTCAAGGATAGTAGCGACGTGACGTTATACACCTGGGATAACGTGGACTTGGAGGAGGTGATTGAGGCCCTGCCCATCGTAGGCGGGAATCTGACAGGAGGACTCAATACCGCAAAATCCACGGTGGCCTCTGCGACTAACCCGGATATCTTTGCCGTGACCATCGGCAACACGATTGACTACACCGGTACGGCGACCTGTACCGGATTCGCGGCCTCCCCACAAGCGGGAGCGCAACGGACGTTGATCTGTTCTGGCGCGGCTGTTTTTACCGCGAGCGCCAATATGCTGATCGATGGCGTGGCCAGTGGCAGCAATTTCACGGCGGCGGCAGGGGCGAAGATATTAGTCGTCGCACTCACCACGACCGTATTTCATTTGGCATTGCTCTCCGTGCCGATGTATCAAGAGGGCACCTGGACCCCAAGTGTCGGAGGGACGGCAACCTATACCCTCCAAATAGGTTCATATGTGAAAATTGGCAATGTCGTCTATGTCCGATGCGTGATGACGGTGAACGTCTTAGGAACTGGCAGCACGACCACCATTTCTGGTCTGCCATTTATCGCCTACGAGGACACAGGCGTTATTGTGGGCCAAACGGTTGGGTTAGCCGTGTCTCCAGTCTCTGTGCATGGACTGGTCTTGGCTGTGACATCCACGATTAGTATGCGAGGGAGAACAGCCGCCGCAAATGCGGATTCTGTGCAAGCGGTGTTTGGTAATGGGGCATCAGTCATCATATCTGGCATGTACAGAATTTTGTCTTAGCCACATTTAAGAATTATATTCTTCTCTATGCTGACATGGTTACTCCTCACGATCCTGATTCTCACTGGCTGGACCGGCTTGATGGGCTGGAGTGTAGAGCATGTGGAGAATGTGTGCCTTGAACGAAACAATCTACTCTTGCAGGAAGAACGAGAGGGGCCGTTGCAGGTCTGTCGATAATGCTTTATAAGGAGAATCCATGATGAACCGATTGCATACATTCTGTACGATGCTCTTCCTAGTGCTCGCCATCAGTGCGAGTCCGGCCATTGCCACAGATATCACGCTCCAAAACACCGATGGTACGAAAACCACGCTCAAAGGCACCAGCGGCGCTGCGGCGGTGACGATGGACACCCTCCTCAACATCGAAATCCCCGCGCCGCCCGTGCGCTACATCAGCGTGGGTGGAGCCAGTGGCGAGGACAAGCACGCCGTCTGTACCGGCCCGTGCCGCATCGAATCCATCTTAGCAGGCAACGTGGCCGCGACCGTGGCCTTTCTCAAGTGTGAGAACGATACGGCAGCGAATACCGCGCCGGGTACCGATACGCCAGAGTTCAGTATGCCGATTCCAGGAGCCACGACGGGTGATGGCTTCATGGCGGCATTCCCTGTGGGCAAGTACTTCTCGAATGCCCTCACTTGCTGGATCGTCACTGGCAAGGCCGATAGCGATGTGGCTGAAGTGGGGGCCAACGACGTGCATCTCAACTACGACGCCAAGCTCTGCGCCGTGGGGGCGGTGTATCCACAATGCTAGGAGGTATGGTGAGACGCACATTCCTGGGGTGCCTACTCGCGCTGCTACTGTGGCCCGCGCAGGGGTGGGGGGCGTTTCCTCAAACCGCTGCGCCAACGGAAACCAGTGTCAACACCGGGTCCACGACCCATAACATCTCGATGCCCGCTACCGTCAATAGTGGGGATCTCTTAGTTGCACTCATTGGGATGAGTTCTGCTGGGGATAATAACGTAGACCCTGTGATTGCAACCCCGTCAGGATGGACTCGGTTGGACTATGACACAGATTTTCAGGGCAGCGCGAGCGATGGAGCGGGTGGAGTATATGTCAAGATCGCGGCAGGGACAGAGGGGGGGGCGACGGTGGATTGGGCCACCACGGCGACAACGAGGGGTGTAGGCCAGGTATATCGTGTGACGGCATGGCAAGGCACGTCGAGCGGGTGGTCTATTGCTAAGTTGTCTGGTTTTGTTACCACGACTCCGGACCCTGCATCCCTCACGCCATTGTTTGGTTCCTCCGATACGTTATGGCTTGTCATGGGGTTCTGGCTCCAAGAACTTGAACTAATCACAGTCGCGTCAACCAATTATACAAATCCTGTTGATACGATTACGTCCTTCACGGGTTCTAATGACATGACGATTGGTTCAGAGAGACGAGAATTAGCAGCGGCGTCAGAAGATCCTGGGACGTTCACCTTGGACGCCCTGGCGCACGGAACCGTGTGGACGGTTGGTATACAAGCTGCGGGTGCCGCTGGTGCAAGAAGAACGAAGTTGCTGTCATTTGGGGGATGAACATGGACATAAGCCGAGCGGTGTTTTCCATCTTATTCTTGCTGATCGCTGGATTGTTTAGTGTGCCGCTGAGTCATGCGGTCTGCGATCCCCATTGCCAGAATGTCAGTGTGATTGGACAGTTGACCGCGTTTGAAGATGTTTCGATCACAACCAGTGGGGGTAATCACATCCTGATCGTGGCCATTCGCAATGGGAATGGCACTGGCGCGATTACATCAACGATCACCAACACGTCGCTGACATGGGTGCTTGATATTCACCGAGGGAGCAATCAGGGCTGGGGGCACGATCTATACTGTGCGATTGTGCCGGGTGCTGGATTACAAAGTTTCAGGGTCAACACCAATAATGGGGCTGTGGGCATTCGTATCCTTACTGAAGAATACACGTCTGGGGTTACGTGTCCTGCCTCTCACGTTGCGGGAGCGACTGGTACTGGAACGACTATTGATAGCGGTGGCATTACCACGTCAGCCGCAGCTCTTATTATTGCTGCAGGAGCCACGGATGGAGATGCGAATGGCGACAACGCTGGATGGAGTGCTGGGTCTGGCTTCAGCATTCGTAACCCCGCTTGCAACACAGGTGTTGAACCTGACCAAAAGGTATGCGTGGAAGATAAAGGCATTCAAGCGAGTGGCACGTATAATGGTACGTTTGGGTTGGTATTTAGTGATTCGTGGGATGGTATTGTCGCGTCATATAATGTTGAAGTGGTGGCTCCCCCAGCCTACGCCCGCCCCGCCGCAGGGTACCGGCCACCCGCAGGCCAGCGCCCCGTACGGTAACAGGAGGCCCCATGTCCCTGTCCTTAGCACAGAAGATCGAGCAGCTCAAGGCGCGGTACCAAGGTGAGCACTATTTGCCGCCGCATGAGGCCTTGGCGATCGTAGACGCCTTACGGCTCATGCTAGAGATTGAGCAGTCGAGAATCACGGCCATTGCGGAGGCACAGATCCGGCTCGATGGGCGGATGCACCAGCTCGAGCGCGTGGTCGCGACGTACAATCTTGATGCGAGGCGTGGCTAATGCTGACCTTGCTGCGCGTCGGATCGTCAGACCTGGGCACCTTCGG